CTTCATGGTTATGATCTGTTTGCGTACGGCGTAAGTGAGAGACAAGGAATAGCGATATACCAGTGCGTTCAACCAATGACCGTAACTTAGTCATTGTCTGGTCAATCATCCTTCGCTCTTCACCTTCAAGACCGCTAAGAAGAATAGAGAGATGATCCAGAAAAACAATACGGCAATCGAGTCCGCTTGCCAGATACTCAATACGATTATAGATAACATCAGGATCGTAACTGCCAAAACCATCGTACAAATAAAGATCCCAAGTAGCCATTGTCCGGCCATACGCATCTTGAAGCGATGCCTTGTCATGTTCTCCTATGTGCAATGGTTTGCCGACAGCCGAACTCATCAAGCCAAGGGCTGTTCGTCGGTTACTTTCTTCAAGCGCCAGGTAACCAACCCGTTCCCCATTTTGTAGGAAGTGAGTGCATAGTTCTCGACAGAAGCTTGACTTACCTGCGCCAGTTGCTGCAGTAATAGTGACAAGCTCGCCGTATCTAACACCGTGAGTGAGTCGTTGTAATCCCGCAAAAGGGTATTCATGGTCGCAAGGTTTGGAGGGTTGTGTAACTAGGTCGAGCAAGGTTTTGCCATCGACAATCCCGTCTGGTCGGTACAACACATGGTCGTAGTTACAGACGGCTCGTACTGCCTCGGTGTCCCCTGCTTGCAATGCCTCTGAGGCATCCTTGTAATCCTCTAGAGCACCGATGTAAACCTTGCCGGGTGGTAACACCTGGGCGCAGTCAGTCGCGGCCTTCTGGCCGGCCTCATCGTTGTCAAAGAAGATGACAATCTTGTCGTAGTGATTGATCCACTCGTAGTGGTTTTGGATTGCTTTCTTTGCAGAGTGTGCTCCGTTTGGAATAGAGACCACATCCCAGTTGGGCTGTGCCTCCCACACTGACAAGCAATCCATCTCGCCTTCAGTAATGACGAGCTTCTTTGTCTTGTTGGTTGTCTTGTGCCTGAACAGCTGCATGCCGTACAAGCTGTTGACCTTACCCTCACAGGTAAACGTCTTGTCTTTACCTCTTACCTTTGCTCCCTGAAGCGTTCCATCACTGCTGTAATAATAGAAGCGTAGTTGATCTCCATCTTTGTATGCTTTGAACTTTTCGCAGGTCTGCTCTGAGATACCTCGTTTCTGCAGCCGTCCGGCTGATCCTCGTAGTTCAACATTGGTAGTCATTACTTGGTGGTTAAATGTGCCGTCACTAAATACGTGGTGGTGACAGACAAAACAATGCGTGTGATCCGAGTAGACAGCTTTGCCATCTGACGAACCACACTGTTCGCAAGGCTCGTGCCTTATAAACTCACTCTCAGGTGAGCCATTCGATTGGGATAGTTGCATATGACGCCCACTTGATCCCGTGCTTTTCGCACCAGGATGCGTAGGTTGTTTTGGATTTCTTGCTGATCGTGTTGTATGGAGCCTGAAAGACCATGCGAAGATCAACAGTAGGATTCTGTTTAATTACTTCCAAGATCTTCTTACGATCTTTGCTGTCCCAATAACCTTTGGTCTCTAACCAAACACCATTAGGCAAACAAAAGTCAGGCGTATAATTATGCTGAATTACATAAGGTATCTTTATACTTTCGTACTCATAAGACACCCCAAGATTGGAGAGAAGATCAGCGACCCTCTCCTCCAGCTTGGACCTGAATGCCATCAGCACTCATCTTCAATTAGTCCCTCAACGATCTGTTCAACTACATCAGTGACGGCACGTGCCATCTCATAACGAAAGTCTGACTTGTCTTTCTTGTGTCGAGTAACCGTGATGGTGGGCAGGTCAATAGTCAGCCTGCATTCCCAGAGGCCAAGCTCTGAGTCTTTGGTGATAACTACATCAGAAGTCATCGTCTTCTCCTGCATCAGGGGTGGGTGTGATGTTTGGGTCACCTGCTTTGAATCCTTGTGTCTTGCCAAAAAGTTCTGCAACATCGCTATCGCTCAGGTCACCAGTGTCAACACCAGCAGCACTGCTGAGCGTGACGACTTGAATACCTTGCAGCTTCAGTGACGTGCCATACGTGACACCATCCTTGAGGATGTAAGGCTTTTGGTAGAAAGCCAGCTTGACTTTCGAGCCGGAATACAGAGGTGTGCCGTTGTCTACAACGGGCGTGCCTTCAGTATCCACAACAGGTGGTTTGGTCTCCTCATTCCAGGAGAACTTGACTTTGTACTTACCGTCAGCGACTTCTTCCCAAGGCTCAGGGCGTAAGGAGGAACGCTTTGGATTCTTCAGTTTCGACTCAGCCCACTTCAGGGTTTCGACTCGATCATCCTCAAGCTTGCTCACCATCTCTGCGTCAACGACAGCAGACAGGGAGTAGCCGTATTGAGAAGGTTTCAGTACAGCCTGATATCCCTCAAGGACAACAGGCTCTTTAGTTACGAAGGTGGTTCGTGCCATTAACAGAAAAAATAAGTTGATTCAATTACCCTTTCGGGTTCAAGGTCGCCAATGATTGGCGGTTCAGTCTGTGCGCCGATCTGCTCTGCCCACTCTTTCAAGTAGGTTCGATCAGCGAACAATTCCATATATGTTTGCCGGACAAGATCCGATAGCTGACCCATATCGACAGCACGAGCGAGCACCGAGTCGTGTATGAGGGCCAGCGGTGCTCTGAAACGTAGTGCTGTGAGATGGAGCAGGCTTGCATCTAATGAATGGATAAGGTTGGGAGCTGTAGCGTTTTTATGATGTGCTGCGTCAACTTTGTTTGAATCACCTACTGCAACTCGTAGGTTCACCGTGCCTAACAATTCAAGCTCGATACGTTTGACAACCTTTTTCATCAAACGTTGAGTAACAACAAAGCCTGATGGTGTAATCCATGTGAGCTCTGTTGCACCGCGTTTAATTGCAGCTGACACCTCTTTCTCAATCCACTTCATGACAGCCATCGGTCCAGGTACGACAACCTCCATTGCATTGCGTACTGCTTTGACTGTTGCTGTCAGATCATCTTTATCAACTTCAAAGCCTTTCTCTTTCAACGCTTCACGTATGTAGCCACGATTGCTAAAAGGCTTTGCGTTGTATGGAACAGTCATCACTGTCCTTTTTGTTGTCTTTCTGTCCATGTGTGGACGGATGACAGCAGGACAATGTGGTTCAGCTTCTACAGCTATTACTTTGTATGCGTCTTGTGGTCGGTCACTCGGTAAGACATTAACGAGCCGAGCAGTTGATGCGTCTTTTGCAAGACCAGCCAGGATCTGCAGACCACTACAGGTCGCATCCACAGCAACAGGCAAAGAAGTGTGAGAGCGATCACACTCAATAACACAATGATAGTACTCATCACATGCAGCTAGGAAAGTCCAAGGTTCATCTGCATCAGCCCAGTCAGAGAGGTTTCCGATTGGATCAGTGGCAACTCTTTTGATTCGATCTTTGTTTGCTTCTGTCCAATCCAGACGCTCTCGCATCGTTGCTTTGTCTAGCCCAAATGTAGTGGCACACTGGAAAGCCAGCCATCCCTCTGCATCTGGTGTGACATAAGCTTGCTCGTAGAACTTGAGCAGACTTTTACCAAAGTCAGTATCTTGTGGTGTAAGAAAAGCAGGTATTGGATAACACCTGCCTCTGTAATCAAACGAAAATGGACAGAAGAATTTCTTCTTGTCCTTGAATATCTTTACAGCATTCATCGTCATCCGTGTACGACACGAACGGCCATATGCTTGTGCATTGATATTCATAATCTCTGCTGCCTTTTTCCTGTATATCTTGCGAGACTCTTTGTTCTCTGCAATATCTACTGGCTTTGGTGGTAGAGGTAATTCAACAATAGGGACAAACTTACCTACTTCAATCTGTTTCTCAAGCAACGTCTCGGCGACTTTGACTGTGAACGGATTGAGGGTGTACGCCACCTTCTGAATCTGGTTCAGAAAGGCGATTGGTGTTTCTCCCTGTATACGGGTCGGACTGCGGCGCACCATGTCATGACCACGCATCACCTCGTTAAGGAGATACCCGCCAGCACGTTCATTGGTCCAATCGTTGGGCTCAACCAGCATTGGCCAAGCGCATGGGCTGAACAACTCAGCCGTGCCCATGATCTGCTCCTTTTGATCTATGAACACCTTTGTTGGCATCAGATAGGTGTTTGTCTTGCGACCCTCTCGGCGCAACTCTTTATCGAACCAACCCGATGCTTTGCATATGCAGTCGAGTAACCACGTACCCAATCGGATGCGATTAGCGCGTCCCCATGTGTGCCAATGCGGCACGTCCGCTTTGTTCATCAAGGTGCGAATGACCACAACCTTTTGATGTGTGCCGATGGATCGATGCCAGTAGTTCTCTTTGAGCGTGTGCAGCAGACCCGGCACATGGCGCTCGTAATGGCGCATCATGCACTCGTTTTCGACTGCAGTGCCGATGGCATCAGCCACGTTTTGCAGCTGAGATGAAGCCTTTTTTGGACTAAATACTTTGTCCATGGTCACCTTGGCAGCAATGGCCGCGGCTGCCTCTGGCTCAACATCTGCGAGGTATTGGCGGATCTCTTTGAACGCAACGCCTGTGCGTCCCTCATGTATGCGGTTGGCTGTATCGACGATGCGATCAACCACTAATGGGATCAATGTCTGGACTGATGCGACGCCATATACAGCTGCTGACGCGTACTCTTTTTCCTCCAGCTTCCTGGTATTACGACGCAGTTCTTTTAAGCCTTGTCGTATTTGTTCACGTTCGAGTTGTATTTGCTCATCAATTTGAGCGGGTGTCGCCATAAAGAAATCCGGTAGTTCAGTCGATTAGTACGGAAATTGAATATGTGCAGATCTGAAACTATGTCGTAGAAAGAAAAGCCAAGGCATCACGCCCTGGCTCTTTCAGTAGTGCAAGCTTTTAGTGGTAGGACCTGAAACTAGCGCGTCTACCAATTCCGCCACATCCGCTGGCGTTGCCCAGAT